TAGGGCACGAATTTCTGGATCAACACGCCAACCTAGGTCATAGACGTGGGAATTTTTGTGCACGTCGCCACTCTTAATATAAGCTTCAACTTGTGGACGGCGGAATAGTTTAACGCTTTGACCTGTTACGATGTTTTCAAATTTAATTGGTAGTGACATATTATTTCTCCTTATTTCCCTTCGAAGTATCTACCGAAGGCGTTAGTTAAGTCATCATTTTTAGCGGCTGGCGTATTGTTATTATTGACTGGCAAGTCAGCTCGGTCAGACTGGTTGGTCTTTTTAGCCTCTGCCGCTTTACGTTCATCTTCGCCCTGTTTCTGCAACTCTAGCTGTTTAGCTACACTTTGCATCGGTTTCATCGCTGTATCGTAGTAAGCTACCACATTGAGTGGCATCTCGGTGATATAACCAGTTTTTGTTACTTTGGCGGTTTTGAGATAGTTGTCGAGTAATTGTTTGGCAATTTCTGGGTTAGCTTTTAAGAACGTGCCGTATTTACTCTCGACGATTTGCGAGCCTTCGAAAAACGACTGATTATTCTCAGCGTACTTGTCTATTAACTGTTCCCTGTCTTCGATAGCCTTGTCAATTTGCTTTTGGGCGTTGTCCCAATAATCCTTAGCTTCCTCGTAGGTAAATAGCTCTTGAGTTTTCGGGTTGATCAGTTTGCCAGCGATTTGGCTTGGGCCAACGATAATACCGTTGTCACTGTCTTTGATCTTTAAATCAACGTCGATACCATCTGGGAATAGCTCGCTGCGGAGTTCGTTTCGAAGTGCCTTACGAGTAGTCTGCTGAGCCTCGGCCGTAGCAGCTTGCTCGGCCAATGCAGCTCGAATATCTTCTTTGGTGGCGAACTGCTCTTTTTTGTCGTCAACATCAGCAACGGCATCGTCTTTCTTGTCTTGGTCTGATGAGGTATCAGCTTGCGAGACCTGATCCTCATCAGATTTTGTGGAGTCCGCTTCAGAGGTGTCCTCCCCAGCCGATGCGTCTGATTTATCATCAGCTACCTCTTCATCTGCTTTGTCATCTGATTTTTTGTCAGTGTCCTCTGAAACGCTAGCGTCGGTTGAGGATGTGTCGGCATCGTCGGCAGCGTCATCCTCTTTTTTATCTACGGCATCTAAGGTTGCCGTTTGTTTGTCATCGAACAATTTGAAATCTTCGTCCATGTTAAGCCCCCAAACTCTCTATCGCTTCATCTAGCTCTAGTTTTACTTCAAGCATAATAATCTTCATGTGCTTGTTCATGGCCAATTGTTGTTCTACCGAGAAACCTTCCTTGTTTTTAACAGTGAGGCTGTCTATACTGTCGAAATCAGCTATACGATTTTTCAGTACAGCTAAGGAACGTTTAATAGCCCCCTTATCGGCCACATCTTTTGGGTCTGGGGCAAATGGTGCTAAAATCGAACTTTCCGTAGAACGGTAGTCCAGCTCATCTTTATCAGGCATCTTGCGTCTATTTAAGCACTATCAATTTAGGTTGTCAACAGTATTTTCGGCTATTTCTTCGTAATAGTCAGCGTTGACGCTTAAAATCAAGTCGAGTAGCGTCTTAGCTGTGATTGGATCGCCCGTTTCAATAAACTCGTTATTGATGATGAGGGCCACCGTTTCCCATACTTTGAGTGGGACTTGCATGGAGTCTAGCCTTGCTGCCCTGCTGGAGCTAGCTGGGTATCGCCTGCTGGCATTGCTGGCTGTGGAGGTGTCATTTGCCTAGAACTGTCCATTTGGATACTTGGGTCAATAGCTTCGAACAATTTGTCTTCTAGCATATTCTTGCGCTGTGTAGCGACAGGATCATTAGGATTAGCTGTCTGGCTGGCGACAGTCACAGCGTCTTGTAGGTCAGCTCGCTTCTTAGCTTCAAGTGTTTCTTTACTCATCGATAGGTCAACGTTGACTTTCCATGTCTTGATACCATCGTAAAGTTCTTCCCATTTAATATGAACAATATTATCGTCGGCGACTGGCGGTACGAACATTGGCATTTCTGAAGTTGGTAGGAATTTGCTTTGAGCTAGTGAGTTGATTGAATCCTTGCACTCATCGTCAACAATTAAATCTTCCTCACCGACTTGTTCACTGATATATAAGTCGATAGCGCCTAAACCGTATTGGCGCAAAAAGTTCTCAAGGATATTAGTAATCTGAGTAGAACTGATATCTTTAACTTTGTTCTGTTCCTGCACAGCATCTTGGTTCTGATAAGTGCTAGGAGTGACAGCGCTACTTACACCGGACACACCCATAACAGTTAGTACCTGTTGGTCAGAATAGTCTAGAACTTGGCGATACTGTGTTAGAGTGCTGTTACCGAGTTCAACTAAGCGAGCGTCAGCGTTAGGGTCAAGTGTTTTCCAACTAGCACGGCGTTTCAATTGAATTGGCGTTGTGAACTGCCCACGTTGTAATACTGGTGGGTCAGCGTTGATAAGCTGCATACGAGCAGTCGATTGTAGATAGATATTGGCATAGTTAGCAGCAGGACTAGCTAAACGAGCCCTCGAGATGCCGAATGGACTGCGAGCTGTAGGGTCAAGCACAAGCGCCTGAACCCTAGGATAGCCGAATTTACTTTTACTTTTGAAATGGCGCAATGGTTTATCTATGTTGGTAGCGAACGTAATAACATCATACTTTTCGCCAGTACCATACATCGTAATAATGTCATACTGGTTAGATAAAGCGGCTTGCTGGCCGTAGTTATCTCGAGGCTCACTGACATCGCTACGTGGGTCTTGTTCTGCGTTAGGGCCGGCTTTTAACAATTCCTCAAGAGCTGAAACGTCCCAAGTAGTATCTGGATTGTCTTTCGCATTCTTGATGAGTTTCTTTAATCGACCGGTAGTAACACGGTTGCGGACGAAATAGATAGTGCTTTCGTTCCAGTCGAATACACCTTTTTCAATCGCTACGTCGCCGTAGCCGACTTGTTTAAGGCTCGTACCAAAATCAGAGTTTGATGTGCCGAGGGCAGTCATAAAAGCTTGGAAGCCACGAGTCAGAGCACTTTCAGCGCCAGTTTGAAGGGTTGAAAGTATGCCTTTGCCGAATGTATCCTCGTTAAATACTTTATCTCGAAGCAAGAAACTACAAACATAAGCTTTGACAGAGTTTTTAGTGCCATTGACAGTCATCGAGAACACAGGAACTTGCTGGATAGAATTGCGAGGTATCTGCCTTATAGCGCCTGCTAGAGTGACATCACCGACGACAGGAGCGTCTTTAGCGTGGTTTAGGGCAACTCCGTCAGCTAACTTATCAAGATCTAAGAAATCCTGAGTGTAACCATCAATCCACTCCTTAGCGGTTTTCCACTCGCTAATCAGGTCGGTGACATCTTTTACTCGGTCTTTTTCTGTGGATTTTTCAATCATATTACGCATATTATATCACTTCCGCTTATGTTTTATCTAATATCCGGACTTATACCCAAACTCTGTCCTTCGAATGACACGGAACGGCCAATAAACGCCGAGTTGGTCAGGTTGACAGCCATAGTAACTTGAAGCTCATTAGTAATATCGTCAATCGGAATTGGGTAGCGGATACTGTCTTTCTGGGAATTTTCAACATTAGAAATAACATCAGTTTCGCCCCATCGCAGCACATCTGTATCGCCCTTAAAGCTGTAGCCAGATGACGACCAGTTGCCTCCAGAACTTTGAGCATAGGCCCCGTTAGTAATAGTGTCGGTAATGACTTGCCACTCGCCTTCTTGGTCACGATAGCGGACGGTGACATCGACTGAGCCTATGAAATTTGTCAGATAGAACATTACCTGAACAACAGCATAATAGCCAGTGTGAGCTGCGTTGCTACCGATTAGTCCAGTTGTAACCGATGTCGGGAATGGCGAAGTGACACCAGCGCTATCTTCGTCTAGGGCGACATAGGACTTCTGGAGTCGGAAAACATGATTATCTTGGCAGACGTAGATGAATGCTGGCTCGTCACTTGGGCTGACTGTGCCGATCCACTGAGAAGCTATTTCGAAAGTGTACCAAATAGGCAAGTCTTTGTTCGTGCTATCATAAACAAGTATTTCGTTGTTATAGTTGAACCCACGGGCTGAGATACTCCAGAATATCCTGTCGCCCCATGCCGTACCGACAATAGATGATAAACGGTTGTTCTTTATAGTCGAGACTTCGTCGATAACTGGATTTGAGATTTTGCCAGTCGATAGCACGTTTTGGATAGACGCCTGAGTGTCCATCTTAACGAAACCGTCAGTGCTTGGGAATTGCAAAGCCCCCTTATAATTGACAACGCCGTATGGGCTAGAGACACCAGCCGCGCCGTAGTTTTGCTCGGTTGAGCCCCAAACCACGAAACTGATATCGCCATAAGAGACAGTCTGTTGTTCAACGATTGACTGCTTCGATAAACCTTGAGTGTTAGAAAATAGCACAGTAATACTTGGGATGCCTTGACCATTACGGAAACCGACAACTGACATTGGGTAGTAGTTCGTACCCTGGTTCAGGACTAATCGATAACCACCGTTAGTCGGTGAGAAGTCAAGCGCGTGTTCACCGTTACCGCCGATACAAAGAGCATATTCATCGTCTGTGATACCGAATAAGAATGGACGCCCTTCGAGTTCAACGCCATATTTAGCTTTTGGACCTTGAGTTGAATTGTCGCTTGGGGCAGTACCAGCCGACAGGTTGATGGCGAGAGAGCCGTTATCAACAAAAGTCGTTACAGCAAGATCGAGTCCAGTCGCTAGTGGTAACATATCAATGTCGGCGATCGAGGCACCAGACGGAGCCGTCGAGATGTATAAGTTCCAAGAAACAGCACCAGCAGGCGCATTATTGTTGCGAGTGATAGTCAAGTACTCAGTGCCGTCAGCCTTCCAAGTCTCTCGTGATTTTGACACCGCTTGCGTTAGAATTGGGCTATTTTTAGTCATGCCGACTGTCGAGTTGAAAGTTATTGAGTAATAGACCTTGAAAGAGCCAGAGGCAGTGATACCAGTCGCAGCGGCGGTTGGAGCATTAGCAGGGTCGGTAACAGCATCATAGTGGTAAACTGTCATATCACTCAAATCGAGATAGCCAAGTTTATCTGTACCGTTAAGTATGAGCACCCTGTCTAGGACTCGTAGAAATGTGTTGACTACGCCAGTCGTAGTGACAGCGTCGCCATCAGCCCAAGTCCAAATAGTGTCGCCACTCTCACAATATTTAATTTTGCCATCATCTGCGACGATATAATATAGAACCCCGCCATAAAGCGCTGGGAATAGCTGATATACAGTGCCAGCGGTATCTGGTAGCCATTTACGAAGTCCGAAACGGTGGGTGATTAGCCCCTGTTCATTAACCATCACGTTACGACCGATGCTGAACGAGTTAGGAGTGATGTTCTCCTCGCCTCGTTGGTCAAGCCCACCATTAAAGGAAACGATATCCAAAGATGTTATCTTGGACTTCGGAACTTTAGCAGGCTTTAAGACCGCCATAAACTACCAGCTCCCTCGGACACCTGATAGGTTTTCAGAGACGACAGATGAAGACGTTGATGTCATATCATTTTCAGCCTTTGCGCCTTCAAGCAAGTCGCCATACTTTTGGGTAAAGCTTGGAGTTAAT